CTACTGGTCAATCGGACCAGGAAGCCGCGACAGCTTGCTGCGCGGTAGTTCACTTGAATGACATTGGCGGATGGCTGAGGTGTCGATCCCCATGCCCGCTTCTAACGGGCATCATCTGCTTTCGAAACAGCGGCCAAAGCCGTTTGGCTAAACCATCCTTGTTCTTCTTTGATGATGTAAATGGCGGAACACCTTGGTCTTGATCCAAATACCGGGTTTTAGCCGGTACCAATCGCTTTCCAGGCGATGCTAGACTCCTGTCTAGTTGATGTTCCGATATATTTAAAAAGTTTCAGCCCGTTTGTCCCAAAAACCTGGCTCATCGTGGTGAGCGTTTTTCATAGCTTCGCTTAAAGTTAAAAAATAGAAATAGGTATTTGGAAATTCTGCTTTTACATTCCTACCTGAATCTTCTATATAATTGATAAGCTTTTTATAGTTTTCATTGTCAGTATCAAAAGGTACATCTATATAGATTTGGTCTCTATACGCTTGCCAACCAGTCTCATTGGCTATATCAGCACATTCTTCCCAACCTATTTCATTTTCTTCTAACCATTTGATAATTTTTTGTCTAGGATGATCGGGTGATTGATAATCAGCAGAGCCGTACAGGTAAGCTGAATCCCATGTTATTCCGTTATGGAAAGCTAGTAACAGAACATCGCGATTTTTCTTGCGGGCAATAGCATCGATGTGATAGATTAATTTTGGCATTAAAACTCCATTAAGTGGCGGAAGGTAATAGAATCGAACTATCAACCTTGTTTAGGGGTTGGGACGGTTTTCAAGACCGTTTGCCTCACCATCGGCCCTACCTTCCTTTTGTTTAGAACGTAAAGTTTTTAATTGTTTCTCGTTTTGCTCATTTAATGGCGGAAGGGGAGGGATTCGAACCCTCGGGACACCTTTACGATGCCCGGCGGTTTAGCAAACCGCTACCATAGGCCTCTCGGTCACCCTTCCTTATAATGTTGATATTATAGCAATTCATTTTAATTTGTCAACTGAAAATAATGCATTCATTTTCTATACATTGCAAAGGATAATTTACTATTTGTCCTTACCAGCTGGCTTAAATTTAGGACCTTTGATATTTTTTTTATTTTTGGCAAACCAGCCGTTTGGATCTGCAATTTCATCTGACTTTGCACGACTAACGTGGCCTTTTGAATCTGTAGCACTGGCAATTGTTTGCCATTCATTTATGTCAAAAAGTAGCTCTCTAATTTTCATAAATGTATTTAGTTTTGGCGCTCCTGGCAGGAGTCGAACCCGCATCGTCCAATTATGCGCTTACCGGGTAGAAGCCGGTGCCAGTACAGGAGCAAATTTTGAATTAGTGCATGATTGATACCATATTGTATCTGCCACCTATTCGTGTGATCATGCACTAATTGAAAATTTGGAGCAGGTGGCCGGCAACGCTCCGGTCCTCTTTAGCTTGGAAGGCTAAGGCACATCTCCTATACCACACCTGCTTAGTAACTGTTAAACTTATTTATCTATTGTATTTATACTGAATTAATTCATTTGTGTCAAGCGAAACGCATTTTGAAAAGAAAACAATGATCCTCTCTGGCAAATCTAAATTCTTTCCAATCATCTGACCACATAACATGTGCGTGTTCACGATTATCAAGTTTAGGATCATATGTTCGCATTTGCTGTTCTATAAACCATTTGCGCATTTCAAACTTATCAATAGAAAGATAGTTTGTTAATGTAACTTTGTATGGCCACACCTTAGCAATTTCACTGTTAACTTGGGCACGCATAAGACGTCTATTAAACTTAGATTGCATTTTCTTTTTTGCACGATTGGCTGCAATTTCCGCTTTTGTAAGATGACGTGCTTTTTGCGGCGGCATGTTGTATCCTTTCTCTAGATGTATCTCTATACTAAAAGATTAACGTTAAGTGTCAAGTACAAAAATTATGAAAGCATTAGCACAAGAAGCAAATATGTCATCTGGTGTAAAAACTGGTCTGCACCGGTTAACCACCAAAATTCAGGATGCGTAAGAGGACCCCAACCTTTAATGCGATTGATATTCATTTTAGCCCAGTCAATGTGATAATGTATTGTAAAATCTAGAATAAAAACAACCAATACCCAAAAAAATGAAGTAAACGGTAAAAAGCATAGTGCAGTGCCTGTTGCGTTTTTTGCAGCATGTCTTACGCCTCCAAAATGTCCATAAGTGCCTTTATTTTGCCATTCATAGGCGGGTTGCCAGCACCGATCAATCAACAAATGTTTAAGTTGAAGTAGCATTAATAGTTCTATAATCGAAGATGTAGACATTTTTATGCCTTCTAAATATGGAGGACGGGGCTCGGACTCTCACCGGCATATTCCAACTTTGCAGGCTGGCGCATAAATTCTCTGCCACCCGTCCATTTATTTTACTAGTATACGTTATAAACGATCTTTTGTCAAGCTTTAAATTATGCTACAAGAATACTTTGCAGTTTTTCTTGATCATACTTTACTTCTCGAACTTTGGTAAATTCAATAACGTTGTCAATGTCAACCGCTTCATCTATGGTGCGTAGTTTCTTTGGACCACGATAATCTCCAAGCCGAGCCCGCGCACGACGTGACACTTCGGCTAATAGCTCTTCGTCGGTATATGAGCCAAGTGCTTTTGGCATTTGAACAACTGTGCTAGCATGCACTAGATCGAATGCACCAGCAAACAGCTCTGCAACATCTTCTACAGTTTCAATTCGCTTACCTAGCGAATTTTTGTCAATTCGAATTTTGATACCACCATGTTTGGCAGTTGGCTCGTGTATTAGAAATACTACCAGCTTACCGGGTGTATTCGCATACCATCGTTGTTTGACATCCAAACGCCATCCAGTTGTGACCCCGTGGCTATCAAACGAAAAATGAGGCGTGTTAATGAAAAATCAGGGAAGTTGATTGAAATCTTTGATTTGAACATATGTAACATATCGATTTCGATCTAGATAATTTTTGCTTTTATTTTCAGCAGTAAATTTTGAATCTATTGGCAATGGTTCTCTCAATTTTATGTGTACCATCAGCTAACGCATGAAATCGTTCTAAAACACAGGATCCGTTGTCGTCTTTAACGATACGTACAAAAGATTTATGAGGCTCAGGGACAAAATTGGTTGAAGACGAAAGATTAGATTGTTTGATTATATTTTCCACATTAATTGTCCTATTAAATTGATGCGTTGTATTGCAAGCATCACACTCACAACACAACGGTTCAAAATTATACGTAGCAAAATCCATGTGGTTCATAGATGGTGCTCTTACACACCGTTTTCGTGGTCTTCAAGAACCTTGCTGATTTCAAGATCAATCAGACGCACTGCCTTTTCGGCTTCCATCTTCTTCTTGAGCAGATCCTTAAGCTTGCCCTTAACACTTTCAGTTGCAGCCTTTTTAAGGTCTGCTTCGACCTGCTGAAGCAGCGAACGTGGACCATTGTTTTGGTTATCAGTATTGTCAGTTGCTATTTTTTACCTAAATCCTTTTATTGATTGTTGATGTTGAATAAAAACAAACACTGTTGCTTGTAAAACTAATGTAGCGCGACAAAATTGATATGTCTAGCAGAATTTTGATTACTTAATATAATTTCCAAAAGGAAAAAGAATGGCGATCCTGGAAGGACTCGAACCCTCACTAACCCGGTTCCGAAGACCGGTGCTCTGTCCATTGAGCTACAGGACCTTTTTGGATTAAATAGTCTTATGAAACTACATGAATTATTTAACGAAGAGTTAGATGAAGATATTTCCAGACGAGCTGGAATACTCGGATTAGGATCAGCTTTTTTTACTAAAGCCGCTGGTGCGGCGGCAAAAGATAACGAAAAAAACGACGATGAATTGCGCGCGTGCACAGCTGAATCATGTGATTCAAACATTGAAAAATATCTACTTCGCTATGCAAAATCTAATGGCATTGATGGAAACGAACTAGCTGCTTTTATGGCTCAAATGGCTCATGAAACTATGGGATTTAAACGTATGGAGGAAACAGGAAATAATCGTTATTTTCTTAGATATGACATAAACGGTAATCCTGCTAAAGCTAGAGCGTTGGGTAATACTGCACCCGGCGATGGCCAGCGTTACAAAGGCAGGGGATTTATTCATTTGACTGGAAAAGATAACTATCAAGATTTAAGTAATGTGTTGAATATTGATTTGGTTAAAAATCCTGCCCTGGCAGCGAAGCCCGCTGTAGCAGCTAGTATTGCAGTATGGTATTGGAAAAATAAAGTTAGGCCTCATGTAAGTAACTGGAACGACGTACGTTCGGTTACAAAAAAGATCAACCCTGGTATGAACGGCCTTCCGGATAGGACAGCTAATTTCGACTATTACAAGGAACAATTGCCTGTGATATCTACACAGGCAGCTAGTATAGAATTTCCATAAGCCATAAAAGGCACTATATGAGATTGCAATAAATTTGGCTGCCCGGGATGGTTCCGCCCCACCAGTCTCTCGGTTCAGAGCCGAGGGTTTTGCTGTTAAACTACCGGGCAATTTTTTAGGTTATTTTATATATACATTAAAGCAAATGAAATGAATCTACAAAAATGGTTGGGAAACTAGGACTCAAACCCAGATTCGCGGATTCAAAGTCCGCTGTCCTTCCTTTGAACGATTTCCCAAGATTTATTTTTGTTTGTACAACAGATTCAAATATTTGTCAACTTTTAAACTGACGCTCTGAGCAAGATTCGAACTTGCATGTGTCCAATTACGATTTCAACAGTTTAGGAAACTGAGTCGATACCAGAGCAAGCATAACGTCTTTTATGATACAGTTTTAGGCTATTAAGGCTCTGCATATTGATTCAAATGCAGCACCTAAAAATGCAGCAGCAGGAATAGTAAGTATCCATGCGACAAGTATTTCTTGAGCTTTTTTCCATTTCACTTTTGGAGCAGCCTGGCTAGCACCTACTCCTAATATTGATCCTGTTATAGTATGAGTGGTACTCACAGGTATTCCGATATAAGAAGCTAAGAACAGCATCATTCCACCGCCTGTCTCTGCTGTGAACCCGTCGCGCTGGTTAAGTTTAGTCAATTTGAACCCCAAAGTTTGAACTATGCGTTGCCCGCCTGCAAGAGTTCCTAAGGCCATAGCAACAAAACTGCATAAAACTGTCCAATGTGGTATAGGACTTGTTGCTGTTGCCATACCTGATGATATTAATACCAACCAAATTATACCAGCTGTTTTTTGAGCATCGTTAGTTCCGTGTCCAAGACTATAAAAAGCTGCACTAGCTACTTGCGCATATCTGAAAAACCTTCTCTGTTTTTCTGAAGATTGCGGCATACAATTGCGCATGATGGTATTCAAAACTGCACCGAGTACAAATCCAATGCAGGGACTAGCAACAATGAATATCAACGTACGCGATAGTCCTTCCCATTGCAAATATGTTGAACCGTTGGTAATTATAACTGCTCCAACAAGACCGCCTATTAATGCATGGCTACTGCTTGTTGGTACACCAAAATACCATGTAATAATGTTCCATGAAATAGCACCAGCTAATGCCCCAAAAATCACATATAAGTCAACTGCAGATGGTGAAACTATTCCTTTGCCAATTGTAGCTGCTACGGCAAAATTCATAACAAACATGGCTAAAAAATTACATACTGCTGCCATAATTACAGCTTGTTTGGTTGTAAGGGCGCCTGTTGCGACTACAGTTGCAATACTATTGGCCGCATCGTGAAAACCGTTTGTAAAATCAAAAATTAATGCAAGTAATATTAAGAATACTACTGCAAGGGTTATACCTGAGATCATATATCACCTTATCATATATAGATAAATTATAAAAGAATGATATACAATCTTGCTATAAAAATATGGTGCCTAGGTGGAGAATCGAACTCCAAACGATGGTTTACGAAACCATTGTTATACCATTTAACTAACCAGGCAGCAGTTTTACAAATTGTTCAAATGGAACAACTTTAACAAGTTGCATTTGACCTTTTAAATATCGGTCGGTTGGCATGTCACTTATTACCTGTCCGTTGGGCAATACAGCGTCGCCGTGCACGATAATTTCTTCTCTTGATTGCGTGGCCTGCAAACCCCACAATCTTATGATTGCTGAATCTCTTTCATTGGGATGGTTTTTTAACCATTCTCCCACATATGCGTAACAGGTATCTGCACCTAATGTGCGTCCATATTTGAAACCAGCAGCCATCTTAGAAATTGCGTTATCAAATGTAACGTTGGTTAATTTTTCAAATATTATTTCAGATACTAACATTGCAGATATTTATGGTACCCGGGGTCGGATTTGAACCGACAACATACGGTTTTTGAGACCGTCACCTCTGCCAATTGGGCTACCCGGGCATCAATAATATATTCAATATCATAGCTAAAAAGCAAGTTAAAAACTGGTGCCTGTGAGTGGATTCGAACCACCAACATCCGTACGCTGAATACGGCGACTCTACTAGTTGGCCTACACAGGCAGTGCTATGGTGCGTCCCAAGGGATTCGAACCCTTACTAACTACCTGCTCAAGCTATTGACTCTACCAATTGGCCTACGGATGCGTTATAATATGTATCTAGATTTGTTTTTTTCTTATAATTTCATCAGCAAAGAAAGAGAACCGTGCCATGACGTATACCTTAAAATACACCATACACAAACCGGTTGTTGCTGCCTGGTTTGAGGATGCGGTACCTGCTGGAAAATACATAGGCAATGCAATTTCAGATTGGATGTCTGGACATCCTTTGGTCAGGTCCGTTAGCTATAATAGAATTGGACCAAACGCTGTGCAAACTCTCCTAGGATTTGAATCCCAGGAAGCTGCTGAACAATTTCGTTCAGAATGGTATGACAATGATCACGTTAAGCAGCGCATATCGTATCACAATCAACAAGGTATAGCCGATTTATGGGGTAGTGACGGTTAATCACACCTGCTTGACGCTGTTGCACGCTTCCAAAATCGTGTTCCAGCTTTCTTTGTCTGGTCGGTATCCCCTGCAAGGCCATGATTCTGAGTATGAACGTATCGCATTTTTATGAAGATCCACTATCAATATTGATCTTGGTACGGTTCCTGTGTGTTTCGTGCCATGTAAAACATGTGCGTCATCAAACCCAAACAGCTCTCCGGTTTCCCATTGATGTTCCCAACCTTCGATATTAAAAACACAGCCTCCTGCATGTTCTAGACATAGGTGTATTCTTATGTAATTTTCATCCAATCCCCAGTGATGGTTTAGCTTGGTTCCGGGCAGCGCTGTATTGAATGTTACTCCGGATATGTTATCAAGATTTGCCTTGGTATATTCAAAAAGCCATGGCATTGTGTTGCATCGCATAGGGTACCAACGCATTTCTTCCTTGTCATGCATGTTCATGGCAGCTCGTTCTCTTGCATCAGTTATGCAGTTCCGCAGCATAAGGCTGACTGTTTTGATCTTGCCGCTGTATAATACCTCGCCAAAATTCCTCGTTACACCGTTTACCTTGTTTCCTCTATTGTTTGTTAACCATCCTTGTGAATCGCGTTGACCTTCTACCTCACACGCTAGGAAATATTGGTCACGTATCAGTTGCCAATTTTCAATCAATGGATCGGTATAAGGATTTGAACGGAATCTTATGTAGGGATTTTGGGTTAAAAACATGCTTGCCTTTTCATAAAACCTATGCCCGACGGTATTTATCGTGGGTTTTATGGGCAAATGCCTATTTTTGGTAGAAATGGTAGGAGATGACGGTAACGCTCCGCCGTAGCCTGCGTGTAAAGCAGGTGTTCTGCTTTTGAACTAATCTCCCATTGAAGCTTTGGTGCCCGCTGCCGGACTTGAACCGGCAAGCAATTGCGGCAGATTTTGTGGCTACGGCTTAAGGAATCGAAATGAAATAAAATATGTAAACATTTTTTAATTATGTATACAATTGACTAGAAAATCTATATTTTTAGATTTTTTTTAGCTAATAACACTCTAGCTTTAAAGGTATTGTATTTTACATTTAGGATTTTTGCACCCTCTATTAAACCATATTGATGATAAATGTTCATAGTCTCTATAAGATCAACAGACGGGCCTCTTCCCCCTTTATGATTTTTTGCAATCTTCCTTTTATGTTCAATGCTCTTCGATTTCCCTTTATTACCACAGCCGTTGCTATTACCGACCATGTGATCTTTGTTCAGTTTGCAAGCAGTATCGTAACCATATTTTTCCATGGTTCTTTGCCATGGATTTTTATGCGTACCTTGAGTCATTTTGGTTTCTAGCATTCTAGCAACCACTTCTGGATTATTCATGGGATTATCTTTTGATGTAAATCCTGATGAATTTCGCACTAGATTATAATATTTTCTATTATTACCGTAATAGAATTCATTTTCTGGTATATTGTATAAGAATTCTTCTTCTTTACGTATTAGGTCATCAATAGATGTTGTTATTTCGCATAATATTTCTCTAGTAAAGTCGCTTGGCTGTTTATTATATTCTTCAATAAATTTAGTGCCACTTCCAATATAACCATCATTTGGTGATCCTTCATGACGGCCAATATATTTTAATCCTGTGCGATTATTAGTCCATTGATAGATAAACCCTACAATCATAATAGTCTTCATGATTGTATTTATAATGTGTTTACCATTTTTACTTGAAAAAAACAAAAAGAATTTGGTACCTACGGAGAGATTCGAACTCTCAACACAGGGATTTTAAATCCCTTGACTCTACCGGTTGGTCTACGCAGGCATATCATTTTCATGTATTACTTTAACTTGTTGTTAATGCAATTATATATTAGTTTCGTTGTTTGTCAACAGTTTTTATAAATCTATCTATAAACGGTGTTATGCTGTATTCTGTTTCATGTTTGCAAGTTGCGAAGTTAGTCTTGCTCCAACAGTGTCTTGTTTGTTGTAATTTGGTTTCCGCCCTGTTCCGAGGTCTGCATGTGAATATATGCCAAACAGAAAGATAGTGTTTGAACGACGATCATACGCATATACAAGACTTTCGTCTTGTGTTAAATGTGCATGAAACAAATCACCGAATCGTCCAGATTTTAGAAAAGGAGTATCATTGCCTACCAGTTGTGTTGGATTTTCAGCTTTTAGCTTCAGCCATTTGGCAAGTTTCTTTTCAAGTCTGCTCCAGATTCCTGATTTCTGTAGAACAGCTTTCTGCTGATTCCAGTCTGGACCATCTCTAAAATTTACTGGTGGGTCTTGTGTCTCTTGACCATGTTGTGCAGAGGCTACAGTTGTTTTTAACTTTTTAGCCATTCAAGTGCCTCTGTTATATTCATGGCTGGACCAAAGCTGTCTGCAGATGTTTCATACAAACGCTTGACAGTATCTGTAGGTTGGCTAATGTCAACACTTTCAGCCAGAGGAATGTCATTGTTTGCGAGTGAATTATCAGTTCCTGGCTGCCAAGACTGCCACTGATTTTCGATTTGTTTAATACGCATGATAGCCTCCTTGTGCTGTATTTATATATTTAGCATAGTCTTGATAAATTACGACCAAAATGTTGCTTGTATTCTGTTCCCAGGAACAAGCTAACCCGGATCCCTACCCTACTACAACTGCTCTATACCATATAATGGTGTGGCCTTGTCTCAATTTAAGGGTTGAATCATATTGGTAACAGGTTTTATACCACACAAGCTCATGACACCTGCCGCCGCTGGGTACCTGCCCGAGGGTGCTTGGTACCCTAGGTGTACCTCACCTCGTTTCTCTGGCGCACACAACGGGTTTCGATCCCGCTACCTCCGGATTGACAATCCGGTGCTCCCCTGATTGAGCTACGTGTGCATTATTGGTATCCCTAGGGAGTATCGATCTCCCTCCTCCGCCTTGAAAGGGCAGCGATCTAGCCAGTAATCTATAGGGACTTAAATTTATTGGTATCCCCAGCGAGGATCGAACTCGCATTTCCGGATTGAAAGTCCAGTGTTCTCAACTCTAAAATATTATTTAAATCATTAAAATGGTCTATCATTGATATGTCAAAGTGCAGCTACACGCAATGTGCTTGTGGAGAATATGCAAATGAAATGACCTATTACGAATACAACTATACCAACGGTGAACCTGCATTATGGTTTAATGGACTGCACTTTGATCCCAACAATACAACACTGGTACAAACCAACAGCAGAACTGTTACAGTTGCTCCGTTGGATGACCTTGTTGCTAGAGAAATTGAAATTGGTTTTATAAAAATAGATGCCGAACTTCATGACTATCATGTTCTAGCCGGAGCCCGGCGTATAATTGCCGACCATAAGCCGGTAGTAATAGTTGAATATGGCAACAACACAAATATTTTGTCTATACTGGCGCAATATGGGTATGCATGTTACACACTTACTGGCACAAATGATACACTGTTGCCGTTGGTTAACGCAGATACGTGCGATCTTGTTGCCATTCCTTCAACAACTGTCCTATCGCCTACACTGACAGTTGCAATGCATTTGTATTATAGCAGTCTTCATAGGTTGCTGCAAACTGGGTACAACCGTGCCGATCATCTACAAACAGTTGATAACATTGTAGGATCTCTATTGGCAAAACGGATGCAATATAGATAGAGTCGACGTTTGCCAGTTGGTACAGTGATTTTGTGTGTTCACTACTAACATGACATATAGTTGAACTCAAACAGATAATCCAGACAATTCTCTGTAACGTCTAAGATGGAAATACCCTCTTGTTTCTGATACTGGTAAACCTTTTTTTGATAAGACGTATTGATATCGTTGATAATTTCTATCATCATGCTTGAAAAAGTTATCAATTTCTGCCGGTGTTTGTAATGTTTTAAAACTTTGGGCTGGATTCTGGTTATCGTATACAGAAACATGATATCCCATACGCATCATAGTTTTCCATAATTTTAATCCATCATCACTTAGTTGTGTATCACTATATAAACGTAAAGATTGAGGGTTGTCATCTAGGATTTCTGCATAGAGGTCACTTGTATATGGCGGTTTTCCGCGAAACTCTGGAGATTTACCAGTTATACTCACTACCAGTGCTTGTGGTTTTTTAGCCAGTTCAGTTGCCAATATAATTTTATTATTTTTTTGATACCAATATAAAATAACTTGCTGACCTGCAATTTTCCATAAATCTGGTTTTACTTGCTCAGGTTTCGCACCATTTTTTATATAATCATTAATAACATATTCAAGTTGATCATATGTATCAAATACCCCTAAACCTTCTGGCATTTCGACCAACCAGGTGTTGACAAAATCTTGCCGATTATCCATTTTAAATCTCCTACTTTATTAATGTAGATATTTATTTCAAAAAGATGAGTGTTATTGTAACACAACTTGGCTAACCCATATCCCGTACGCCAGTATTGTGCTAAGTTAGCCACGCTATGGAGATGTAAAGTATTATTCTATTGATAAGCTATCTTGTAATCGCGTATGTCAACTCTAAATCCTATACACTGGCCCCCTAACCCGCCGTGTATCTGATACTGCCTGCCACAGTCGATCTTATTCTAGTGTGATACAGTACCTTACCATGCTGTCGGCACAAACTAGCACGCATGCTAGGATATGCCGCAGCAAATTTTTGGCTCCTGAGGAGGGGCACGATCCCCCAACCCCCTGATTACTTTTGGACCTTGTGGAGTTGCACCACACTTCCTTTTAGGTCCCACAGTCAGGTGCTCTACCAATTGAGCTACTCAGGATTATATATCTATAAATTCTTTTAAAATTCTTACAAAATCTTTTGTGTTATTACAAATGTCTTTCCATCGTATTCGTAAAACGGTAAATCCTTCTTCTACTAGTAATCTATCTTTTTCAATATCTCTCTGCTTTTGTTCCAAAAATCTATCGTGCTGATCACCGTCAATTTCGACTACTCGTTTAGTGTGTAACCAAACAAAATCTAAACTAAATCTATGAAAAGGATATTCTTTGATATAATTTTTATCATCAAACTCATTTTCAATTACCTGCATGAACCATTTTTCTGGCCAACTAGGTTGATTATTCCATCTAGACATTCCGATATTGTGTGCTCTGCCCTCTGCATGCGCACGCTTCATGCCATCTGATATACGTTGTTTAGCAGATTCAGACATAATCCTTCCTGGATATTTTTTACCCTTGTTTCCAGGTGCTCGTCCAAGATTAGCTTGCCTGCACTTTTCTTTAGTTTCTAAAGATTGGTTTTTGCCTAACATTGGTGTATGCTTCAATCCTGCATCAGTGTGCGATTTCCATTCGTGACTACGAAGTGATTGCAAACTTTTGCATTGCTTATTGCAGTTGGCACAGATATGTATCATGACTTTATTTATGTAGTTATGTGCCTTCACTTAGCTTATCGCATGGCAAAGAAATATTAAGGTATCAATTATATTTGCGCCGTTATCGGAACAAATTTAAAAAAATGGCTACGGCCCCTGGACTTGAACCAGGAACCAACAGATTAACAATCTGCTGCGCTACCAGTTCCCCTACGCCCGAATAAACTTTATCAATTGTTTCTATTGTCAATGAACACATCGTCTATGCATTTATAATAATGCAAAATATCAGTATGTCAACAGTTTTTTTTAATTTTGTGTTAACCAAGGTTCCAATCTTTGTACAGCGTCTTCCCATTGTAAAACCGTGTTAGTAGATGCGTCATGCAACAAGTATGACAAGCACCATCTTCCTTCGTCACTTGTATTAAGAACATTATGCGGAATACCTACATTAACTAAGCTTGGGCTTGAAAGCTTGGATTGGTATAAGAGTTGGCACTCATCGGGTTTCCAGCTAGCTACTCTATGACCCTTAGGTGTAATATGCACCGCCGCATTTAAATCAGGATTCATTGGTTTATACCAGGCCATTTGGCTACCCTTGCCACCATATATGTAATTGATCTTGGCATTATTATGTTTGTTGGCTCCGTCAATATGTATTTTTGTATTGAGATGTGGTGCAGTATAAAATGCTTCTTGATATCCTATTGTTATATTTTTTAATGCTAGCGCATTTAAAAGAGCTTTGGGTCTATCTGCGGCTGTAAGTTCCAACAAATTACTATACTCTGTACTTAAGTTTGTATAGGTAATTTGAAGTCTTTCTAATACAGATACGTCAGGTAGTAATGCTATATCAAGATGATAACAAAATTGATTAGCGCTGCTCATTGATTGACCCTCTTAAATTTGGAGCGGGGTGGGGGAATCAAACCCCGGTGCTGATTAGGCTCCAGACTGGCAATCTGGTGACAAGGCCACTTGTCCCCACCCCGCACTATTCTTCATGATATATCCACGTTTTAGACCATTATCAAAAACATGTCTATCTATGCCATATTTAGCCAGTATATCTCGCTTTTTCATACCTGCATCGATATCACATTGGATACCTTTCCAGTCTCGGACAGGTTTGCAACGTTTACCAGAATCCCATGCTGATTTATTTGCAGAGGAGATTTTATTTCTGGTTTCATTTGAAACGATTTTTGGCTTCTTCATCCTAGCAGAATTCATTCGTTGCTGCCGAGAGGCCCTTTCCTCGTCAGACAAAACCTTGTTTTTCAACGTTTCAGAAATCTTTGCCTTGTGCTCTGGCAAAAGCCTTCTGGAGGACAGTGACTTCTTCATTTTATCCTTTACACCTGGGCGCGATGCCATTGGAGTTTTTAGAAGTCGCTGTCTGGATGCTTCTCTAGCTTCCTGCGTTGCTTTTCCACGAACAGCATTACGGATTTTTTCTTTTGTTACGGCTGAATGTTTATATCCAGCTCTCTTGTTTTTACCAGTAGAGTTGATATAATCAAATCCACCTTTTCCTCCAATCTTGATGTTATACGTATCAGATCGTTGAACGAATGCCTCGTTGACAATCTCTTCTTCTTTTTGAAACATATCATTTGAAGTTTCAAAAAACTCTAGTATGGTCTTGGTAAAGTTTTCAATTCCGTGTTTTTGTATAGCAGCATTTAGGATTTTACCAGATCCCATGTAGCCATCATTTATATCGTCGATGACATGCACGCCGACGTAAATTTTGCCATTTATGTGGTTGGTGATCTGATATAGATAGCGATAAATCTGTTTCATGTACTATTTATACCAACACGCTACCATTACATCATACCCGCATCAAGTTTATTTAGTTGGTGAATCCAGGGAGATTTGAACTCCCAACCCAGTATTTTAGAGATACCTGTTCTTGCCGTTAAACTATGGATTCAAATTTTGGTACCCGCGGTCGGATTCGAACCGACAACCTCTGGTTTCTAAAACCATTACCTCTACCAGTTGGGCTACGCGGGCATGTGTGTGTAACGTGCGTCATCCCTCAAACACACTTACTCTTGGGATGCGTGACTCGCAATGTCTATGCTCGTAGTGTTGTCCAGCATAGACTCGGCTCCGGCGCTAACCGCACACGTAATTTTTTCACGGGCACTTCCCTTTTACGGGGAAGGAAGTTTATGGCTGTAGCCCCACTCCGATACCAGCCCAAAAATTGGAGGACCGAGAGAATTTCGAAATCTCGACACGCGGATTAGGTTTGGCATACAGGACTTGCACCTGTAGTGAGCTTTACTCATTTGCCCAAAGCCCGCTGCTCTGCCTCTGAGCTACCGGTCCATTTAATTCTAAACTTTATATTTGTATATTAACATATTTTAGTCGGCTGTCACGAGATAATTTTTTGTTGGAGATCCAGGCGGCGCTTGCATCCGCGTCGGTTTCCCGATTTCCCGGGTTGCAGCCGGGGCCATTACTATCTCTGGTCACTGGATCATATTAACTAAATAAACGAGATACAAGATGCGTCAACATCTTGTATCTCTAAACACAGTCTTATAATATAAAAGGAAAAAGACAATGTCTAATGATATTTATAGAAAATCATCTACTCTAAAAGAAAAACCATGTGCTGCATGTGGCAAACCAACGATTAATCCAAAGTTTTGTTGTCTCGAATGTTCATATAAACACCGAAATAAGCCAACTATCAATACTTCTTCTGTAAAACAAAAGATGGTAGAAAAAGAGTTGCTGTATATCAAAAATCCCAAAACTTGTTTATATTGTAATATGACAATTCCGTACAAACGACACATGAATAAATTTTGCAACCAATCTTGTTCGGCAAAATTCAATAACAAACACCGTGGTCCTCAATCAGAAATTTCAAAAAAGAAACGGTCTGAAACTTTAAAAGGACGTGCTACTAGGCCAAACCACGAGAGTAAAAATCTAGAATATATTGCCAAAAAACTTTTTGAATCACAAATAGTTGGCCCATACATCCGGGTATATCTATGCAAGTGCAAAATAACCGGAAAAATATGGTATTCAAAAACTATTAAAACTATACATCCAGATACTATAGATAACAAAAGTTTATATAGATACCAAACAAGGTTCACTTTCTGTATAACAGATTATGCAGACTGGTTTATGGATGCATCTGCACTTATCAAGCAATATGGTTGGTATTCAGCAGCTAACAGAAAAAACAATTTAGAAGGTTGTTCTCGCGATCACTTATATTCTGTCTCTGATGGATTTAAAAATGGTGTTGATCCAAAAATACTTGCACATCCAGCAAATTGCCGAATCATTCCGCATCGAACAAATCAAAACAAACATTCAAAATCTTCTATAACATTAGAAGAGTTAATGAAACGGATTACCATGTTTGAGCAGAGATACCACTGAATTATCTCGGCCACCGGAACATTTTCTAAACAATTGGTAGAATTGGTTTAAACATACTTATTACTTATACAATATAGTGTTTTCAAACTGTTTGCAACCAGTAATTTTGGTTTTTTTTGAATTTAAAATAAATTTAGATGTTTTTTGCAAGATTTTCGACACGCAATTTGAGCTCCTTTACGGCTACTCTATAACCACTGGAAAAAATAGCAAATTTACTTTGATCACAATCATTTAGTTTACGCAAAAGGCGCCAGAAATCTCGTTTCTCTAGTGTATCATCGATATGTGGTATAGGACTGGACCCAATGACCTTTGCTACATCAATTAGGGCCTGTTTGTATCCTTCGTCGTATAAGTCACTGTCATACACGGTCTATTTACCTTTGGGCTGGTGTCCCTAGCGGGGATTGAACCCGCATTTCTAGATTGAGAGTCTAGTGTTCTCGACCAATTAAACTATAGGGACAGTCTGTTACCTCTTGAAATCATACACCATTGTTCTTATGAATGGCTTTTTTGCTCTGATCGTCGGGACTCGAACCCGCATCTCCGGCTCCAAACGCAAATGCTATGCCGGTGTGTTAGCCTAGACCACCACTACCCCTACCCTTGCCAACTGGTTTCCATACTTTATGTGCGCCCCTTGTAGGTCCTTGCAACCTGCTTGGTTTTTATAGCCTTTGCGTTTGATAGGCATCACATTCCACATGGACCTCGTTGGTTACTCTCGGATCATGTTGGTCCATTACACCACGATCAAAATCATCGTACAGGCAATAGCATCAACACTCTGGCTCTATCAAGAATTGATGGCACTGGCTCCACTACTTGTCTGCACAAACCTCCGGTTTTTTTGGCTTAACCGGTTGCCTATCTACGGATTACACGTAGCACCAGAGGACTGGTAGCAAACAATCCTTTATCTTTAAGCATGCCTTTTGGTAAGTAACGAGGATCAACATCGCTTGATGACCAAGACCAATCAGGCTCGTGCACAAAAATACGCAAATGATCCTTGAAATTTTTTATATGACGTTTATCTATTCTGTGTAATTTTCGAGATTTTATGTGTGATGGCATTTGATATTTATAATTCTGTAAAACAGAATAAATAACTCAAATGGTTTTACAACTATAAGGAAACACTATAATGACCTCAGGCACAGAAATTAGAAAATACGTAACTCTTGTAGAAAGCTGGAAAGCAGTAACAGAAGAACAGCAACAAAGCCTAGCAGTCCTTACGACTATACTAGAAGGTGACCGAGTCTTAGCTGAAAATCTGTTGTCTACAGTAAAAGATAAAGCAGTTGGCTGGATGAAAAAGGCCACCGAAGTTGGTAAAAAGGCTCTTCCTGCAATAACAAACAAACTAGACCAATCGCTGCAAAAAGTCAGCACCGAAATAAGTCCACAGGCTGCAGAAGACCTTAAAACCGAATTAGAAAAGCAAGGCGGCCATGATTGGAAAAGCAATGTTGGCAAAGTTGCAGCTGGTGTAGCAGTAGCGACCGCATTACTAGCTAATCCAGCACAAGCACGTACAATTTATATAATTGAACCAGGCCGCCCTGTTCCAGTACATCATCACAACAACAGAGGCGCACAATTTATGGGGGCTCTGATCGGTTCTGCTATAGGAGCTGCACTTGGTGCTCAGCAACAACAGCCAGGATACTAGAGAGATCTGCTCAAAAATAGGCTACAAGAAACAGCTCCAATGTTTCTGAACAGCGGGATCATATCCGTAGATTAAATCGCATGAACGACAGTGAGTTAATTGCTCATTTAACATCATCAGAGAATGCCGCAGATGACATTCAATATATCAAAAATCCCAGTGAGAGAATAAAACTGGCTGCTGTTCGACAAAATGGGCGGGCAATCAGGTATATCAAAAATCCCAGTGAAGCCGCAATAGCACTAGCTAGATCAAAAGGATATGATCGAACTGGAAGGCAAGTATGATGACCACACAACAGCCAGGGTATCCACCGGGTTATGCACAACAGCAGGTAGCACCTCCAGGCTATTACCATCCACCAGGATATCCACCAGGCTACTACGTGCCAAGAGAATAAGGTGTAAAATATATGCGGTTAATAGATATCGAAACCAAATCTGATGCTATTTTACTAGAACACAACATGATCCTCCGGGATCATGTTGTGCGACCTTATAAAAGATATCTAGCTGAATTAGGTAAATTTCTTGAAGCTGACGGCGATTTGAAAGCCAGTGTTGAAAAAGCTGTGTCAGCGGCCGTGCAAAATGCAGATGACCCTAATCATGTGACAGCTAAAGACGTAGTATTACCTCAGGCAGTATAACAAAACTTTGCAGAGCGTTTACCTCAGCCTGATGCTGGTCCAGTTCCTGGGTTTGAACAGAAAATATCAAGCATTGCAAATAAAATTCAAACTCCGGAAATCAAACAATCTATACTTGCTAAAATAAAATATGGCATACAACATCCTGCAACCCAAACTCTTATACTCGCTGGCGTGAGTAATGCGGTTGGTATGGCTGCCGGTGCATTAACAATGGGGCTAGGCGCGATTCCAGCAAAAGCAGCCGCTAGTGCAGTTGGAACAGGTCTGCTCAACACAATTAATGCTAAATTAGGTGGAGAAACATAGAAAGGCGCTGTTAAAGCAGGTATCCATGGCGCTGCCACTGGTGCAGCACAAAGCGTTGCTAAAGGTGGTGAAGTGTCAGTTGAACCTGGCAAATTACCTGCGGGAAAAGATGCAGCGGCTAAAACACAGGCTTCACCAGACGCAACTGCTGCAGGTCCAGCTGATCAGCAGGATGTTAAGGCGCAATGGGAAAAATTTGTACAGTTTGGACAAGAGCTTATCAAAAAGATGAGTGCTGCTCAACCGGCTACTACAACTTAATTAAAGGCGCACAGATTCACATCTTTTCAACCAGCTACCAGTTATTGCATAGTTATCATGGTCAGTGTGGTTGGATTTGAACCAGCACCTTGCTCCGTATGAAGGAGGTGCACAACCATTATGCTACATTACCATAAATATAATATGCAGTTCAATGACGATTACACTGAATTTAAGATGTTATATAATCTTAGCAACACACCGTATTCGCCAAATAAATCATTCTCTACCTGTAAAGATTTCACAAACTCGTTTGAAAGGATTGAAAAAGAATTTATTCCTACTGAACTTAAACAATGGCAGGCCCACTTGGGATCGAACCAAGAACGACGGAATCAAAATCCGTTGTGATACCATTTCACCATAGGCCAACAAACACTGGTAGGACGAGCGGGATTCGAACCCGCGACTCTCGGTTTAAAAGACCGATACTCTAGCCAACTGAGTTACCGTCCCAAATTGGTACCCGGAACAAGAATTGAACTTGTAATAAAGGCTTATCAAGCCTCCGTTATACCATTTAACTATCCGGGTAAAAATATGGTGGACCGTGGGAGGATCGAACTCCCACCTAAGGCTTGCAAAGCCCCCGTGCTCCCATTATCACTAACAGCCCAAATTGTTTAATACCCTACCTTTAGTATAACCCAAAGATATGTATTCATTTAACATCTCTTTTTTAATTTTTTTATTACCTAAATCTTTATGTGTTACCCAGCAAGTTCCGTACTGAGAATTCCTGTCACCTTGTTGATGATTTATTTTCTGTAAGGCTTCTTTTTGTTTTTGTTTTAACTTCGGGTCATGCATCGGATTATTTTTAGCAAAATTAGATACTAATTCTCCACTTGCATATTTCTCAACAAGTCGGTTTGAAATTTTATTAACATATTCCAAATATCGTCCTTGTTGTTTCATCCTCTTAGCTGTAATAGATTTATGTAAATTCTCGCCACCATATCCAGGTTGCCCGTTTTTACCGTACAAATTTTTACCGGTATCGTTTATATAATCAAATCCTCCAAACCCACCTTTTTTAAGGTTATATGTATTTGTTTCTGCTAAAAAATCTTCATTAACTATCTCTGCTTCTTTAGCATACATGTCTTTAGCATTGTCATATAGAAATAAAATTTCTTTAACAAAATTCTCAAGACCATGCTTTTTATATGCGTGATTTAAGTACTTTCCAGACCCCATATAATTATCATCTATATTTTTAGTCTTATGGCTACCAATGTAAATCTTACCATCCAGTTTGTTTGTAATTTTATAAATCAAATAAAACATAAGTGTCCGTGTCCTCTTAACAGTTATTCTTATGTTTTATTTATGCGAGTTCGAGCCTAAGATATCTCAAACTCCAAGGGCTCCGCGACTAGGACTCGAACCCACTACCTCCTGGTTCAAAGCCAGGTATTCTTGCCTGTTAAACTATCGGGCATCATGGTATTATGATAAATGGTTGCAACGGTTCAAGTTGAACCTAAATGTTTGCTTCCCAAACCTGCAAATCAACAAAATCTCAGCTGGAACTCCACAGCTACGCCGTCGTCGTCAAATTGTACGGCATAAAAGCTGGAATCTTCCCAAGCAATGCCACTGCCGCAGATCATTGATCTGCACTTGGTTTCGGAGTATCCTTGTACAAACTCGCTTGCAGGACCTATCACCGGCGTTACCGGAACCAATGCACGTATTACGAATCGATTACTACCGCACCAATAATTGGTGTTTAGAACCAACGTTTCGCCGTTGGGGATACGATACCATTGATTGGCCTTGAAGTAACTCATTGCATGCTCCCTTCGTTTTCAACCGATATCTCGCGATACAACTGCCGAGTTGGTCCTGTTGCTGATTTTGGTTGCGAGAGGCACGGGTCGAACGTGCGTCAATGGCTTATGAGACCATGCTGGATCCGCCTCCAGTCTACTCCGCAATAATTTTTTAGTTTTTTAGGTAATAGGCACGTATATGATCATACCTATTTTTGGTTAAATTGTATTTGGTCATTATTTGGTTGGGTTTCAACCCAGAATCATAATCGTTTTTAATCGCTAATAGATCAAATTGTTTATCTAATTTCCGAACTTGGTCAGATTTTTTACGTCTATTATCCGGATTTTGATAATAATCTTTCATAGCTTGCGATTTAGACCTAATAGTAATAGTTGTAGGTTTATTATTCCTGTTTCCTGCCAACTTTGTTGCCTCTTCAAGAGTTTTTCCATTGGCAAGATGTCTTCTTATTGATAGTTTTATTCTGGTTTCTTCGCTAACAAGTCTACGCCTGTTTGATTCGGATAATTTCTTCCGCATTTCGGCGGATATTTGTTTCCCAGGTCTACCCATTTTTTTCCGGGATTCTTCTGTGTGTTTTCTACCCTTGAAGTGAGGTCCGCCTTCGCCTCCGACACCGAGATTGTAGACATCTTTCCGTTTAACAAATTCTTCCGTAATCAACTCTTTTTCTTTATTATTCATTTCTTCTTCTGTGTCAAAAACAAATAATATCTCTTTTACAAAGTTTTCTTTTCCATGTTTAGCAATAGCTTTAAGTAAAGCTATGCCGCTACCAAAGTAATTGTCGTTTATATTTTGGGTTTGGTGTTTGCCTATATAAATCTTTTTATTGATTAAATTGGTAATTTGATAAATTGTGTATTTCATACGGTATTTATCAATTCAGTGGTATACCACCTGTTTTTCTCCACCCCGCATTAAATGATGGTGCTCCTAGCAGGTACCGCCCCTGCGTCTAGGCTTTACCAAAGCCTTGTTCTACTTTTATACTATAGGAGCAATGACGATTTTTGCAATATAATTAAAAAATTGGAGCACCTGACAGGAGTTGAACCTGCATGATTCCAGTTACCTTTCGCTCCGTTCGTAGCGGAGAGGGATACAGGTGCATTTATTAGACTGGCGTTCATCCGGTTGAACGTTGGGATAGTATCTTGGTGGACGTGCAGTGAGTCGAACACTGTAGGGGATCAGCCTGTCACCGTAGCTTTATAGCAATCCGGCCAGCCCTTAAATGGTGGACTGTGTGGGATTCGAACCCACATGCATCACGCCCAAATGGTGCCGCCCCGGGGTTATTGGTGGGAGATGCTGGGTTCGAACCAGTCGTGCCCGGAGGCGGCAGATTTACAGTCTGCTGGTCGTCCACTCAACCATATCTCTCAATACTTGTAAAAAAGGTCATCCAGATGGTTATCTGTCAGTTATCTCGATCAACCGATGCCTTGCTCTTGTTAAGGTCTCTTGCTAGATCACTGTAAACGTCGAGCTGAGGAGAGGCAATCTGTGGTGTTTGTTTTGTTTGATCAATTGATGGTTTTAGTGTCACACCGAGATTTTTCACCGTAGCCGGAGATTGCCCAAGCAACCTGGCCAACAACCTTGCTGCCGTTGATA